TATGTTTGTCTCGCAGATATTTGACGAGGCAGCAGAGATTCTTGGCACCACTGACACTGCCAAGATATTCCGAAAACTGACTCAATCGCTACAGACTCTTATGGAGTCTGGTCACTGGATGCACACAACCAGTGAGGTGGACGTGTGTACCGGGTGGGACAAGTGTACCGTCACTCTTCCGCGAGAAATCGAGGTTCCTCTAGCCATCAACGTCGATGGAAGTCCTGTCTATTTCAGAAACCGTCTTTTCCAGTATCACGTCAACAAGGGAGGCGTCTACAACACGGTAGACTGGGCATGGGATGACCGAGGATTCGTCGCGACCATGATGGACATCGTCCAACCGTCTCAGCTTATTGCGGTAGCGGAGTCAGACAACGATGCTGGCAAGCATCTCAGGATTCTTGGAACAGACTCAAACAACAGGGCGCTTAGGAGCCAGACCGCTGTGGGAGTAGGTGTAGACGGTCTCATTATTCCAATCCATAGCCAGAGCGACTTTCAGCTTGGAACCATCACGCCTGACGGCTCGACGATTCGCACTCGGGACGCCGCAATCACGCCGCTCGGCAAATTCACTACCGCAACTCCGCACACACTCAACTCTGGAGAGGGTGGATCGATTACTGCTATAACAGGAACCATCCCGGCTCCCCTGCAAGACGGTCAGCAGTACTATGTGGGAGTAGTGGATGATGTCACCATTCAGCTATACAACGACTCTCTAAACGCTCAGGCCGGGAACTATCCCATCCAACTGCAAAGCGTTGTGGGTGCTGGTCAAATCCAGTTTTCTGACTCTCGGTCTGCTCACGTTGTTACCGCTCTGAGACTTTCTCAAACGCCTTCAATCGCCATCGATACGGCTAACCCGGTCACGTTCCCGGCACAGCTTCTTCCAGCACCACTGATCTCAGGAGCCACATACTTTGCCAATCTTATCGATCCTCTGAACCTTCAGATATTTGCTTCGCTTTCTGACGCTCAGAACAATCGGAATCCCGTATACACTTCAGGATCGACAAACTCGATAAACGTGGATATCCGCAAAAATGTATCTCCGCAGACCGAGCTAGAATTCGAGGTTGATCACTTCTTTGCTACTGGAGATCAAGTTCAAGCTGTGACCAATGGTGGCGTACTCCCACAACCTTTAATCGGCGGAAGCAACTACTACGTTCGGGCAATTGACTCAAAGACGGTCACGATTCACCCCTCAGCTTCTGATGCTTTCAACAATACGAACGCCATCAATATGGTGTCTTCTGGAAGCGGGACAAACTCGTTAGTCAAACTTTTGCCTGCTTCTGTGTCTATCGGTTCACAGAACAACATAATCGTTGACGGGTTTAATCTTCCAGCGGCTTCAGGAAGTGGTGGTGCTGCCAAGGCGTATCCTTCTGGCATTGTGACATCGTTCACTGCACCAACGGGATTCCCAATTGGAAGCGGATATACGTCAGCGCCGACAGTTTCTTTTTCTGACGCTGGCGGAGCGGGGTATGTTTCTGGTCAAGTTGGTATTAATATTTCTGGAGGAAATACAACGCCCGGTTCTTTTGCCATAACCGTGACAAACGGGGTTATAACAAATGTAGCTGTAAACTCTGCTGGTTCTGGTTACCAACCTGACGCTGAGGTTACAATTACAGATCTTAGCATCGCCCAAAACGGACGTGGAGCGAGAGTTACCATTACGGGACTTACCCCAACTGGAGGAATCGCTGGATTTCAGATTCAACAAGTTGGGAGCGGAGCAACTGCTACAGCACAGATTAATGCGAGCAATCAAATTTCTGGAATTATTCTAAACAGTCCCGGCTCAGGATATATTATTCCTCCGAGAATGTCGTTTAGCGGAGGTGGCGGTACTGTTCCTACAGGAGATATACCCACCGTTTCTATTACCACATCATTTTTGGAAGAAATTGTAATAACAAGTCCCGGATCTGGTTACCAAACAGCCCCGGCTGTTGTAATTACTGGCGGCGGTGGTTCTGGTGCAGTCGCAACCTCTGTCGTTCAGAACGGTCAGATTGTGGAGGTAAATATTATTACAAAGGGTACGGGATACACGTCTCCGCCAACCATCGCTTTCAGACCGTCAACTGGAGTGTTTGTCTCGTTCTCTACGACAGGGACTTTCCCGTCTCCACTGGCTCAAGGATCTTCGTACCGAGCGGAGGCGCCATTTTCAACGTCAGGATTCACAGCGGTGAACGTGGACTACAGTCCAGTGAACATCACAAGCACGGGAACTGGTCAGTTCTATGTATTGCTGTCTAGACCGTTCTCGGTTGGTTGGACAAATAGGTGGTCTGGTGACTTCTCGGGCCTGACAACTCCTGCTCCAATATTCTTTGGAACGGACTTCGCACTTCCTTCGACTTCTCCAGCAATCGACAACGGTGTCACGCAGTTCTGGCTAAATATCGATCCGACATTCGAGACTGCCAGAGCTTACGACAGTCAGATAAACGCTCAAAATGGCGGGACTACTGGTCTTGTCACGATACTATCGTTCGGCACTGGTCAGTCTTACTATGCTGTCAGGACAGCGGTCATTCCTCAGCCATACGACAACCTGATCGAGCCTAATACGGTCCAGTTCCTTCAGGACGGAGAAGTTGTGAGGGTCTCATCGTCTGGAACGCTTCCGAGTCCTTTGGTCGCTGGCACAGACTACACGGTTAAAATTTTTGGAAACAATGTCAGGCTATACGATTCCTTGGGGAACCTTGTGATCATCACCACTCCGGGCATTGGTCACCTGAGCCTCAATATCGAAAGAATGTTGACGGCTCAGCCTTCCACTAGCATCGATGCTGAGTCATCGTTGTACTACACAGGACAGTCTATAACGACTCGTCCAAGAGACGGGGACACTCTTCCAAGTCCTCTGGTTGCGGGGACGAGTTACTATGTAAGAAGGTTGGACGCAAATTCTTTCGAGCTTTACAGCACGAAGGCGAATGCGATTAACGAGCCGTCTACAACGGGTCGTATCAGCTTTCTTACTTCAGGAAACTCGGCGGACAGCACGTTTATTATCGATGCTGTCGAGGAACCTATCTTCGTCAAAAGCGTCTCGAATGTTGAGAAGCCTTTGACTGATGGATTTGTTTCTCTTTATGCGTTCGACTTTGGCAGGTCGAATGATTTGACCCTGATCGGGCAGTACCATCCGAATGAGGTCAATCCTATGTACAGGAGGATTCGTGTCGGAAAGCCCTGTTCTTGGGTAAGAATTATCTACCGTGTAAAGACTCCTAATATCACGTCCGTATATGACTACATCCCAATCGAGCATGAGAGGGCTATTCTTGCTGCACTGCATGCTGTCGATTTGGAAGACAAAGACTTTGCAGATCAAGCCACACGTTACTGGGGAATAGCGTTTAACTATCTACGCAATCAGCAGGACAGCTTGGACGGTCATGCGATGGCAACTCCTCAGATTAACAATGTCACCTACGGCGATGGAACTGACCCGGTGATGATGTAGCATGAAATCTGAGCAGATTAGTTCTGGCAGACTTGTAAAGGTCAGCACTGGTTGGACTCAGGGAGTCAATAGCGTTCGTAACCCGTGGGCACTGCCCGAAAACCAATTGAAGTGGGGCGTAAACGTCACTGTTCGCGGAGGTATTGCTCAGACGAGACCGGGGTATGCCATGCGCCTGTCTCTTCCTGCTGGAAATTTTCAGGGAGGAACATTCTTCGCCTCGAACAAACAGTTTAGTGCCGCCATCAAGACAACTGTCGGAGGGAAACAGGTGATTTCCCCGGCAAAAATATTCACACCTGAAGGAAGAGGTGTAGTTGCCTCTGAGATTCCCTACATGGTCTTCGCGGTTGACGGCAAGGTCTACTACGCTCCGTTTCCATTGGTTCAACCAAAAGACTGGTCTGACTACCAACTGACTGGTATCGAGATGGATCCGAATGTCAGCCAGTGCGTTTTTGCTCTAGCTACGCAATCAGCCAGCATTAGCTCTGGAGGTGATGCAACCGTTACCCCCGCTCACCGTCTGGTGATGATTCAGGACGGGGTTTCTTCTCCGTCTTACTGGGACGGATCAAATACAACCGGGGTGCAATCCGACAGCATACCAGTCGGAACGTGGATGGCTTACTCGGGAAACCGCATGTGGATCGCTGACAAAAACATAGTGTTAGCATCTGACTTGGGAGATCCAACAAGTTGGCGCGAACGGACCACTGGCGCCGGAAGAGGCGACTTCAGCTTTTCCAGACCAGTCACAGGACTTGTCTCATACGTTGGTCAAAACACCGATACTAGGCTGATTGTATTCACCGACAGAGCTACATTCTCGCTGGCCTCAGGGGTGCTTGACCGTGAAGCGTGGACAAGCACACAGAACTTTCAAAATACGTTGTACCCAACCGTGGGATGCATCGCCGGGAAAAGCATCGCTTTCCAAGCAGGTCAAATGTGGTGGTACTCTCAGGGTGGTCTTGTCGCTGCTGACGTTGCTGCGGCTTCGTATCTATCGTCTCAGGTTCTCTACAAGGACATTGAAATGGCTAGGACTAAGCGTTTCATTTCGGGAAACCAAGAAGCTATCTGCGCCACATCTTTTGAGAACTACCTGCTCTACTCGGTTCCTTATCTGGAAAATATTAACTCGGCGACAATGGTTCTTGACTACGCTGCAGCCTCAGAGTGGGGACAGTCCAGAAACCCTGCTTGGTGCGGAGTTTGGGTAGGCACACGACCGATTGAGTGGGCAACGGGATCTGTTGACGGGCAACAACGGTGCTTTCAATTTTCTATAGACTATACGGCGACAAATGACGGCTCCTACAATCACTTGTGGGAATCATTCATGCCAGAGCGTGTTGACTCATACTTCAACATCAATGCTGACGGATCTACCACAACCTTATACCAGAGAATATATGCACAGATAGAGACTGCACTGCTTGGTGACGGAATGGATCTGAAGCAGTTTGCGTACGCAGAAATTGAAGCAACCGAAATTGGTGGGACCGTTGATGTCAGGGCTGGATATCGCGGAAGCAAGGGTTCGTATCAGGAGATCTTAAATAGGAGAATTTTAGCAGTCACAGATCGATACCAATACGATCAGTCACCTTTTGTTGA